CCCCATACACTGCCGGCGCGCTTGCGTGCCATCCCAAGAGGCGCAATCCCCCCGATCAGGGGGGTTCCACGATGGCCGAGCAGCGTTTAGATGAGCAGACAGGCCTCGGCCGCTACGACTGGGTGGCGACCGACGCTCAAGGCAGGATCGTGCTGCACACGTGGACGTCTTCTCCGGTGACTTTCCTGGCCGAGCGGTTGACCTATCAGAACCGTCTGAATCGCAGTGATCGCATCGCTCAAGTTCAGGTAATTCGGCACTTCGATGCGCGCCATCCGGGGCGCCTTCCGGCGGTCTGGACCATGCATGCCCAGGGCAAAACCGCCTAAAACACCCTCACATTAAGCCAGTTGCTGGCATGTTCGTGTGTTTGCGCACGGCGTAGATTCGCTTGCAACCTCAATTTTGGGGTGAGCGGAGTAGCGCATGGCAAGCAAAAACCAGGGGTCACAGGCCTCTGAGATCAGCGTCGACTTGAACGCCGCCGACGAGAACAAGGCGGTGACGCGCCGCTCAGCCTCCGACATCGCTGAGGGCGTGCGGGAACGCGACGACGGGCGTCCGCGCACCAAAGTCGAGAAGGAAATCTTCAAGCGGATGAACCGCATGGAGCGAAATCTCACCAAGCAATTCGATCAGACGATGGCGAATCGCGAGGCCGAATGGCAGCGCGAGCGCTCCGAACTGCAGGCCAAGCTCGAGAAGGTGAGCGTCGACCGCAGCGGCGATGACAAGGCCGACGCCGCCCACGAAGCCGCGATTGCCGCCTTGAAGCTCAAGCTCGAGGCTGCCTACGAGACGGGGAACTCCAAGGAGTCCGCCGACATCACCCTGCAGATCAGCCGCTTGGACGCGCAGTTCTGGGCCAACAAGGCGAAAGCCGCCGGGGTGGCGACGCGCGAGACCACGGCCGAGGGCACGCAAGCTCGAGCGACACCCGCCGCCGCGGCGACGCGCAGCCAAAAACCGACGGCCGCCGGCAGTCGCTTCATCATGGCGAACGAGGAGTGGTGGGAAGACCCTGAGTTCGATGTCGAGACCCAGGCCGCGAACACCATCTACCTGCGCTTGGTCAAAGACGACGGCTTTGACCCCAAGAGCGACGAGACCTTCCGCGAGGTGGCCAAGCAGCTCAAAAAGAAGTTCCCCGATTTGGACGTGCACGCTGGCCGCCGCGGACCTGGCGATGACGATGATGACGAGGAGGACCTCGAGAAGGGCGGAGACCGAGGTGGCAATGACGGCGCAGAACGCGGCCGGCGCGCCCCGGCGGCCAACATCGCCGATCGCGGTGGCCAAGGCAACGCGGCACGTCGCGACGCGAATCGCCGCTCGCTCACCGAGCAGGACCGTAAAACCATGACGGACTGTCGCTTAGATCCCGACAACGACCGCGACGTCGTGCAGTTCCTGCGTGAGGCCCAAGCGCTCGAGAGGGCGCAGGCATGAGCACCATCGACATCGGCAATCCGCCGCCCTTGACCGGCAAGACGAGCATCGGCGCCGCGGACATCAAGGAACAGAAGGTGCAGAAGCAAGGGAAGGCCGCAGCGCTCGCCAAGCAGCGCGCCACGGGACGAGCGAAAGGCAATGACGGCCTGCACGCCGTCGACCGCGACGGCGGTCGCGGCCGCGCACACGACACCTCGACGGTGCACGTGGTCGACACGGGCCCGCGCAAGAATTGGCAGCGCGCCTATTCCTTGCCCTCGTTCCCAGACCCCCCGGGCTTCTCGCTCTGCTGGATCGCGCGCCACCGGCGCCGCCACGGCGATGATGTGAATCTGATGGCCTCCATCCGCGAGGGCTGGCAGTTCATCCGGCCTGAGGAGATCGAGGAACAGGACATCCCCACGGAAACCTTCACCGGGCGCTTGGCCAAGCATGGCGAAGTGGTCGGGGACGAGACGACGATCTTGATGAAGATGCCCGATTACATGAAGGCGCAGCGTGATGCGCACTACAACCGGAAGCGGGATGCGGCGACGCGCCAGGTGCGTAGGCCCAAGCCCGGAATTGCCGAGGCGAACTCGAAGATGCCGCTGATCGAGGATCGTAATGAAATCAGCGAGGAAAACGTGACGATGCGCGCACGGCGTGCCGCACGGCCAGACCCCGAGACCTGATCCCCTCACCCTTCAAGGACTTCCATCCATGGCAACTCCTGCAAATATCAACGCCCCTTCCGGCTTAACGGCGGTCAAGCACAGCGCAGGCGGTACTCCGGTCCGCGTGAACAACTCGCAGGTGTATGCCATCGCGAGCGGCTTGGCATCGAACATCTACCGCGGCAGTCTGGTGAAGCCCACCGGTACCGGCGGCAACATCGATGTGGTGGCTGCGGGCGCGAATGCGTCGATCGGCGTCTTCCACGGCGTCTCCTACGTCGACACCAATGGCGACACGCAGTTTCGGCCGCGCTGGCTTTCAGGGCAGACGGTGCAGACCGGCTCTACGCCCGAGGCCTGGGTATTCGATGATCCGGAACTCTTGTTCGATGCCCAGGTGTCGGGCGCAGCGGGGTTGGTCGCTGCCGACATCGGCAAAACGGCCAACATCCTGATCGGCACCGGCTCAGGCCTGACCGGCCAGAGCGCCGACATGGTCGATCAATCGACCTTGTCCAACTCGAGCACCACCCAGCAGCTCCAAGTGCAGTCGCTGAGAACCCTGACCAACAACAACTACGGGCAGTACGCACGTGCGTTGGTCACCATCTTCCTGCATTACAAGGGCCCCGCTGCTGGCGGCGGCGTCGTCTACTAGGAGTATGCAATGACCATTTTACGAGCAGACGAGCGCAAGCAACTCCAACTGGGTTTGAACGCCGTGGTGGGCTTGGCCTACACCGAGTACCCCGATCTGTGGCCCGACATCTTCACCGAGTCGCCGTCCGAAAAGGCGTACGAAGAGGACGTCATGATGGCGGGCACCGGGCCCGGACAGACCAAATCGGAAGGTTCGGCCGTCGAGTACGACGACATGTTCGAAACCTTCGTGTCGCGCTACCAGCACGCGACGATCGTCAAAGCGGTCGCCATCACCGAGGAAGCCGTCGAAGACAACCTCTACCTCACCATGGGCTCGCAGATCGCGCGCTCGATGGGCCGGTCGATGAAGTATTCGAAGGAGCTCAACCGCACCAACATCCTGAACTACGGGTTCGCCTCCACGAATCCGGGCGGTGACGGTGTGCCGCTCTTCTCGGTCGCGCACCCCTTGGGCGGTGGCGGACTGCTCTCCAACATGCTGGCGACCTCGGCCCAGCTCTCCGAGGCGGCGCTCGAGCAGATCAGCATCCAGATCGCCGAGTGGACCGATGAGCGTTCGATTCCCGTGCGCGCGATGATCAAAAAGCTCGTGATTCCAACCGAGCTCCAGTTCGTCGCCGCACGGCTCCTGATGACGCCGTACCAGCCGGACACCGGCGATAACAACATCAACGCGTTGTTCAAACTGGGCACCATTCGCGACGGCTTTTCCGTCAATCGGTATCTCGCGAGCCCGACGCAGTGGTACCTCATCACCGACGTGCCCGATGGGCTGCGCGCGTTCAAGCGGCGCGCCTTGAAGAAGGGGCTCGAGGGCGACTTCGAGACGGGTAATCTTCGCTATAAAATAAGCGAGAGATACTCACAAGGGTGGACGAATCCTCGAGGAGCGGCAGCCTCCGGCAACTGAAGCGCAGTCCCAGAGCACTTAAGCGCCCAAGGCGGCCGGCCAACCCGGCCGCTTTGCTCATCCATCGATGCACGCTAGGAGTTTGACATGACGATTCCACGCCAATTAATCAGCCGCGCCGACCAGGTGTTCAATGGCCGCGCTACCTTTGGCCCCTACCAGGCCAACAAGCCCGGCCAGGAAGTCCACCTCTTAAACCGCTGGAAGCCCGTGCGGAATCTTGCCACCACGTTCACCGCGGGCATCGCTGCGGGCGCCACGTCGGGCACGCTCTCGGCCAACTGGACTGGCGCCACCGGCCTCTTCCCGATCACGTTCTCGGATGGCGAGGTGCTGAGGGGCAAGTTCCTGAACGGCAACACGGCGGTCACTTTCTATCCGGCGAGTCCGCCAGCCACCGGCGGCAGTTACGGTGCGCTCACCGGACCCCAGGTCGCCGTGACGTCGGCGATTACGGTGGGCGGCCAGCCCCCCGTGATCGGTGTGGCGAACTTCTACTCGGTGTCCGCGTCGATCGGCGCCGCCGGGTCCGCCGTGCTTGCGGCGACAGTCCCCGACGTACCGCGCAACGTCATCGGCGCTTGGACGAC